CGACCCTTACGGGTCAGGACATCTACAGTCGGCCACGTCTAGTGACGTGAATACACCTTCTGTAAACCGCACATTGTGCGTCTGGGACTTCGTCTCAGTCTTTCCATCTTTCGATGGATGTATGCAAACCTTTTAAAAGGCGTGACATACTTTGTCTTCGCCTTGTGGCGATATATGACTGAAAAGATCATAAAGACAAGCAAGGTTTACGTAGCACAACTGGACAATAGATGCGGAGTTGAAACAGTCACTAAGACCGGCATAATCACCAATACAAAACAGTATACAGTGGTATTGCCTCAACATCGTATTAAACCAGTTGAGCCTTCGTGGAACCCAACTCCTCTCGGCGAGTATAAAACCGAGTATCGTGCTCCCGGTCTTCTTAAATTAGGACCGCTGCACACTGGCGACACTTATTGTCCGCCATCTACACCAAGGTACACGACTTACTTCAAAGACTCTGGTACCCCCAATGTTCCACGCATCACCTTTGATGCTGGAGGGTGGAATCAGATGTATCTCGATGAAATTCGTGCACTGGCTTCGGATCAATCCGGGCTAATTGCGGAGATTGATGAAACTGCAAAACTATTCCTAGAATTTCTTAGAATAGCTAGTGATATAAGCTCATGCATCACGCGCCCTTTCGGGCGTAGGTGTAGCCGAGCTTTAAAGTCTCTTCGGCCGAAGTCGTGGACTGATGTCCCCGCGGCAGTGTTGATGCATAACTTCGCCATCAATCCTCTAGTGAGGAGTGTTTATGATGGATATGAGAAGTTCCTTGATCCTGCTTTTTCGCTCGATAAACGAGTGAAATTTCGGTTTGTCCAGGATGAGCCATATGATAACGGCTCTGTTTCTGGCGCGCGTAGGCTTGTTGTTAAAACATCAGCCATGCTCCGTATGAGAGACAACGGACTTTTGTCTGCTGCCTTTAATCCGGGCAATCCCGTTGAGTGGGCGTGGGAACGTATTCCGTTCTCATTCGTCATCGATTGGATGATGCCAGTCGGTAGCTTTATAGCTGCTTTTGGCACACTCTCACGCGTAGAAAAAGGTATTGCAACCCGTACCTTTAAGGAGCGGTGCAACGGTACTACTTATGTACCTCCGTATGGCGAGATTTATTCTCGCAATATGTTCGTGGGGCGGTATTACCGCCGGGATGTTGTAGGGCTTCCGACCATTCCTGATTTATTTCAGTATAAGCCGGCTAAGAGCTTTACAACTCTCACATCAGCCTTATCTTTATTAGCTGTTGTCCGTAACCAGAAGTTCTAAACTACATAGAGTATAAAACTATGGCTGCTGCATCGACCCTCGTCATCTATGACGGACAGTCGACCCCCGTTGCTCACAACTTCGTACCCGCCCGCAAGGACGGTAGTATAGTTGTTTGGGAGGAACGGACTACGGCGAACACTCCAGCTGGTTTCTTCACGTTTGCTTTTTCGCAGACGGCTCCTAAAGACAGTAAGACCGTCATAAAGAGCAAGGCCACACTGGAGGTGCCTGTAGAGGTACTTGACACCGATACGGGTCAGTACAGTTACTTAACGTCGGCACGTTTCGTGCTGACGGTAATGTTACCGAAGGATGCCACACAAGCTGTGCGTGATGATCTGGGTGCATACGTCAAGAATTTCTTGGCTAATGCTGTTATCCAGAGCGCACTGACTGATTTGGACGTCCCCTTCTAGGTACCCTCCTTTCAAAAGTGGTGAACAATGTCAGCTTTAGCTGCACTGCGAAATGCCAAGAGCGATGCCGAAGTTGAACTTCAGCTAGCATTGGCTCTATGCGAGACGTGTGATACGCCGCATAGTCTCGCCATTTCGATGGCGTTGCGTGCTCGCGATTGGTCTCTTTACAAGGAGCTTGCTCCGGACCCGCGTGCCTACATGGATTGCAAAATCCTCAGTGGGGTTCCTGCTATGGAACCTGCCTTTAAACAAACCCGGGGCCTTATGCCACCGGATTATGAGACATTTCGTCTCGATAGGCAGATTTCGAGGATGCTTGTTAAGAGCAGACTCCAGGATATTACGCAATCTGACGAACGCTCAAAAACCGCGATGGCACTCTTTTGGGAAATTGAAAAAACCCTTGCCGATAGGCATGGGCTTCCCTTGGACGCCCCGTGGATCGTCGAGCTTAGTCTAGAGATGAATAGCATGCTCTCGAAAGAGGGCAGCCAGTTCTTAACACCTAAGGTGTTGGAGGATATCGTCCGTTTCGGACGGCTGGGGCCGGGAGGCACACCAACGGTGGCTTCTCGCCAGAGACAATCTGATAAACTGAGGTTTCCTACCTCAACTAGCCCACAACTCGTGAAATTCCTCCCTGCTATAAAAGCGGGGTTGTGGTCCATGGATCAGCCACAATACACCGTGGTGAACTATATCGAGATAAAAACGGTACCCAAAACAGCCTGGATTGACAGAACGATCGCGTCCGTACCCGTTGCAGATATGTTTTTGCAGCTGGGATTGGCAAAGGTCATAGAGTTGATCCTCCGCCGTGAGGGTGTAGACATTCGCGATCAAACCAGGAATCAAAATCTGGCTAGCCGTGCTCGTGAGTTAAAACTTGCGACTATAGACTTGTCTAGTGCTTCTTCTTGGTTTTCGGAGCGTAATCTTCAAGATGTACTGCCCCCTGACCTGATGCATCTCCTTGGCCTAATAAGGCCTCGTTGGTGTGTTAGTGAAGGTGTTGCTGAGGACCAACAAGCGTCTCTAGCGCAGCCTTTCTTCAATTGGCTGCCCATGGGATGCGGTTATACGTTCAACCTGATGACCCTTTATTTTTGGGCCCTGATTAAAACGATAGTTCCTCGGCATGCTCTGAGCCTGTGTTCCGTCTACGGTGACGATATTATCGTCCCGCAGAAATACGCAGGTACTTTAGTCGAACGCCTCGAAACACTTGGGTTCGAGGTTAATCGTGGAAAGAGTTACCTGGACGGTAACTTCTTCGAATCGTGTGGAACCGAGTGGTTCGCGAACCACGACGTTCTCCCATTCTATTCAAGAATGGGTCAGCCGTTCTCGGCTGAGCCTGACCCCCGAAATACAGTAGGGGTTGCCATTCCGTATCGCGTCCAATTGGCTAATAAATTACGCCGGTGGAGCAGCTTCCGCACCGTTGAAGGTGTTGTTGCTTGCGACATGAAGTGGCGCGGCATATGGCGTACGCTAATCGATAAGAGAAGCGTGCCTCGGGCTTTACAACCTCCAGTTCCTTACCACTTAGGTGATGTTGGACTATTGTCCACGTTGGAAGAGAGCAACCTTGTTTTATATCAGGAAGCAATCGACCGGGGTTACGAAGTAGGTTTATATAACGTACCTACACTGACAAAGCACACGCTACTAACCCCAATTTTCAAAACGGGGGAGGACGCGTTCGCCTATTTGGTGGACAGTATGTTACACACAGTCGGTGCCGAGGTACAAGACGGGCCCTCGCCAGAAACCTGGCGCGTGCGTCCGTTGAAAATCCTCGGCAGCCGCAAGACGGTCTTCGTGAACGTCAAGCAACCGACCTTCTTTGACATATCGGATGGTTCCCTTGAGTTTTCCTTTGGTAAGGAGGCTCTGAGGGGCTGCTACGGTAAGTCTCAGACCAAGCTGGTCCTCACAGAGTGGCCAGATGGCTTTGGCTGGGTGAGCACCCTTTAAGGGGCTCATCTAGTCTTTGTTCCTCTCGACTTGAGAGGTGGCGGGCAATTGCCCTTAAATCGG